TTGAAGATAATGACAAGTTCGTATTCAAGTTAACTAAACGTTTGGGTAATAAGAAATACGCAATACCGTATTTCATTTCAAGTTAAAAAAAAAAATAAAAAAATGAGCACAAATGGAATAATAATAGGAACATTCGTTAGAAAAAACAAGATTCTTTCATTTCTAGAGAATCTTAAAAACGTATTTAGGGTAAATTTAAACAAAATATTCGTATATTCTATTGATACAAATAAGTTTGAGTACCTAGTTACGTTTAAAACATTTGATAAAGAAAAATTCATAAAAGGTCTTAACAATGCCACTGTGATGCACGTAAAAAATGGCTGTTTATTTTCCATAAATGCTCTTAATAAACTAATCGAAAAAGAGAATGAAAATTCTGAAAAACCTAATAATGAATATCTAGTAGATTGGGATAAATATAAAGATAAATTGATAATTCAGACAAATGGCGAACTTTCTTTATCAAATCTCTCTAAAATAGAGGATTTTTCAATATTTTTCAATTAATTAGATATTTATTGTAAATAATGTTACAATATTATGGGGAAATTTATTATTAAACATATTGATAGCAGGAAGCCTCAAGTGAAAGTATACAATGATGCTTTTGTTGGAGAAAATAAAAAAAAAGTAAATGAAGAAGTTATGACAACTAGTGAAAAAATAGCAATGGCTCAGTCTGTGCTTAATAATACAGACCAGTCAGCACCTTCAGTAAGAAGAGTTAAGAAGGATAAAGGACTTATTGAAAGAACTGAGAGTTCAAAGACAATTTTAACAGAGGATAATAAAGAACTATTGAACGATTAATATACCAATGGCAACTAACGTTAAGTATCTTAAAGAAAATAATCTATTTGAGGCGCATGAACATTTTATGCGTCTCAGTGAGGCATATATACCAACAGTCTTACCAGAAGAGGAAATAGACGAAGAGGGTGAAGATATGCAAGACCCAAACGCTATGGATGGACAAGACCCTAATGCTATGGGAGGTGCTGACCCTATGGGGGATGGAGGTATGCCTCAAGACCCAAACGCTATGGGTGGACAAGACCCTAATGCTATGGGAGGGAGTATGAATGACCCTATGGCTGGAGACCCTAATGCAACTAGTGGCGCTGACCCAAACGCTATGGGTGGTCAAGACCCAAACGAAATGGGTGGTCAAGACCCTATGGCTGATATGAGTATGAATGACACTATGGGGGAAGACCCTATGAATGGAGAACTAGAAGATGATGGAGAAACTATCGATATTGACGGACTCACGAAAGCACAAGATAAACTTAATGTTAAACAAAACCACATTGGAAGAGATTTGTCAAAAGTAGATACAAGAATTGATACTCTAATAGACACTATTAACAATCTTTTATCAAAAGTCGATAGTAATAATAGTGAGATTGAATCATTAAAAGCAGAGTTCGAGAAAAGGAATCCTACTCAAACAGAGAAATTGAACCTACGCTCTCTAGATTCATATCCGTTTAATGTCAAACCAAATGAATTTTGGGCTGAGAAAGCAAAACAAGGTGGATATGAAGCATATGCAGATAATGATGAGCCTACAACAAAAGAATATGTCATTACGAATGACGATGTAGATAATCCGTCTGATGATATTGCAAACACATTTTTTAAAATTGATGACGATGACATCCAGACACTTGAAAAAATGTTTAATATCTAATGAAGACAGTTAAGTTATCTGAAGAATCATATAATAAGCTTAAAAAAAAGCTTGTTAATGAAATTGGCTATGGTAACGATGATTTACCCAACTTATTTAGTGAAATTGAAAATAATATCAGTGATGCATTACAAGTGGTTAGAGACCATTTGATAATGTGTAATAGGATGAATCAGCAGCCAAATAGTAATGTTCTACAAATAAAAGAACATCTTGAGGCAATTGAGAAACTAGTTGATTTTACCACTATATCTTAATATATTTTCCCAGTTATTGTGAAATAGTAACTGGGAAATTTGATTTTCACAATTATTTTTTATATCTTTGCGTTGTAAACTTTTAAGCACGTTTTGACGTGCATGTAAAATAATTTTTTTAATAACATTCAATTTATGAACAACAAAAATTTTAGCGTTAACATTGACGCAGAAGCTGTGAAAACTCAGTATGAACAAGAACAAAAAACTTTTATCCCTAAGAAAACTCAATTTAATGAGAAAAATTATCTTCAAGCGAGGTTAACAAATAACGAAACCTCTAAAACACTAACAATTAGGCTGTTGCCATTCTCCCCAGAAGGTGGTAGTCCTTTCAAGAAAGTTTTTATGCACACAGTTAAGGTTAATAAAGAAGTTGCACCTAATGGGTGGAAGACCTTCGTATGCCCTACGCACAACAAGAAAGACGGTAATGTGATGGGTGACGGTTGCCCATTCTGTGAGACATCTGCAAAAGCAAGAGAGCTAAAGTCGAAATCTCTTGATGAACCAACAAAGAAGAAATACGGAGACGTTGAATTCCTTAACAAGGTTAAGGAAATGTGGATTGTGCGCTGTATTGAAAGAGGGCATGAAGATGATGGTGTTAAATTTTGGTTATTCAATTCATCAAAAAAGAAAGACGGTGTGTATGATAAAATTATGAACCTTGCCAGAATACGTTCAGAAGCAGCAGCAAGGAAAGGTAATACATATAGCATATTTGACCTTAATAATGGACTTGACCTAATTATTACGTTAACAAGGACTGCTGATAATAAAACATCAATTCAAATTGTCGATGACGGATTTCCATCACCTTTGACAGAAGATTATGACATTGGTATGAAATGGATTCAAGACGAGAAGAATTGGTATGATGTGTATACTGTTAAGCCATATGATTATATGACAATTATTGCTATGGGAGGCGTTCCAGTTTTTAATAAGGAACTTGGCAAGTATGTTGATAAGGAAGAAATGAATAAGATTAAAGAAGAGGCAGAGCAGAAACGCATTGAAGACGAACTTACAGAGGAAACTAGAGATTATTCTGAAGTTGCGAAATCAAATGAAATAATCGTTGATGCGTCAAACACTGCTGATGATGATAGTGATGAGGATTTACCGTTTTAAACTAAGCAATGTTATAATTAATATGAACAAATGAGCGCACATCTTAGATTTTATTTTGGGTCAATGGCTTCGGCAAAATCTCTGAGGCTATTGACCACAGCCTACAATTTTGAGGAAAAAGGAGTACAAATAATGGTATTGAAACCAGCATTAGACACTAGGGATGGAGAAGGTGTAATACGTTCTAGGGCTGGTCTTGAGCGTAAATGCATAATGGTTGACAAGGATGTAAATCTCTATAAAGCGATAAAGGCTTATAAGAATGTATTGGCATCGCAGTTGGAAACACTTAAATGGGTGATTATAGATGAATGTCAGTTCTTGACGGAAGAACAAGTAGACCAATTATCCGATGCTGTTGATTTCCTAGATGTAAATGTTATGTGTTTTGGATTGAGAACTGATTTTCAAAGTCATCTGTTTCCTGGGTCTAAACGTCTTTTTGAGCTTGCTGATGATATTGAGGAGATAAAGTCAACTTGTGAATGCGGAGAAAGAAAGACATCAATTAATGCTAGATTCGATGAGAGTGGAGAAATTATAATTGAAGGAAGTCAAGTTGAAATTGGAGGAAATGATAAATACAGAGCAATATGCAGGAAATGTTGGAAAGATAAAGTTAGAGATAAAATCAGTAAATAGATATGGGTGATTTTTACAATAAACATACAATATATGATTTATTTGAAGATTTCTTATTAACAGAAAGTGGCGTTTTTAAAACTGAAACGCCATCATTAAAATTTTTAAGAGAAAGCCAAGGAATCATAGACAATTATTATACGATAATTGACGAAATTTATGGTGAATTAATAAAAGTAAAAGGAATGCCTTATGATTCGAACATTTCATATCTAATTTATAGATTGAGGAATTATGAAATTAAAACAGAGTGCTTTATTAAAACGGTTAATATTAATGTATTGGCTGGTAAAAAAGGTTTAAATTATTATGGAAGTTAT